CCAAAGAAAACGCTGCCTTGATCCCCTGACAAGTCGCCTTGGATCACCTCGACCTCTACCTCCTTCAGCAAGACCGAAGAATAGAATTTCTTCATGTTCTTCACCCATTCGTCTTGAACCAACTGCACTGTATTGTAGAAAGCTGACCCGTTCAGCGTCAAGAATACTTCGATATCTTTCAAATATTTCTCTTGAGACATCTTGATCTTGAATTTCTAACAATTGATTCGTAACTTCGGTCATACCGATCACTGCCCACACATGCTCCGCACTGAACCATAACCCTCGTTTCTTAAAGTCATTCTTCTTACCAGCAACTTTAAAAACAGGGATCCCTATATCAACACCGACTGCCATCACTTCTTCTATCGTCCTATCTCTCACATCTGCAACAACGCCAAAACACATGAAAGCAAACTCTGCACAGTCCGTCTCCAAATCGAGCGTCAATAAAATGTCAGCATCAGACCTCGGTCCCTCGAGAATGACTGTACGGATGAACTCATCTCTCTGGAACTGAACGTACATCTCTAGAACGGCTCGGACAAAACCTGGGTCAAAATCAGAATACATCTCTGGAGCGACGATTGACAGATACTGATGGTCCTCATTTGTCAACCTGACGTAGTCTGCTCTAAAGCCTTGAATCCACTCAGCCGCAACGTTCGGATCAGTCGTCGTTCTCGCCATCAACTTTATCGTTCTGCGAATGACATCAGGAACGATCGTGGTCGGCGTGAAAAACCGTCCCGCATGATAAGGTGGCAAGTTTCTGTCAACCTTGAGAACGATGTAACTGTTCGATAACTCTGGCTCAGGAAAATTGATCACAGGCGTACACAAAGCGTCCGTTTCGACGTCGTCACCTTTGATCACCAAAACACACTCCTTCTGCTCTTCAATGTCAAAGGATGCGACCAGTTTCGTAGCAACTTGCATGATGTTTCGAATCAGAGTAAAAGGGTCCCCTGATCCAAGATTGTCCGTGCACTCGCCGCCGTAAAGACCTGAAATCAACGACTTGAACCGAAACCGGTGTGAATGAACCACATAAAGATCTGCTAGTTCCTCCGGCACGCCAAATCTCTTGAGTAGCAAACCAAAGACGACCAGAGTCAAAAGCGAATGAGAGGTGTCTTGCCTGGAGACATCGATCTGAACATTGTGTTTTTGAAGTCTCGCCAAACCGCCACATCGTCTCATCTCGATGGCTAAATCTTGCGTTGAAAAACCACAATCGAAAATCACCCCTGTTCTCGTCTGCCTTCGAATGTTCTTCAAGAACACCTTCGACCAAGGACCCATCATCGCATTGAAATCAGCTTGAGTGGCTAAAACGCTTTGACCGTAATTGTCGTCAAAAGCGAAGAATCGTTTAACCTTGACCTTGATCTGGGTCTTGAGGAAGCTGTAGCTCGCAACTGTACTCGCGGTGCTTGCATACGGCAATGACTGTAAGAACTTTGGTATGAACGCCGCCGACCTGCTCTCTGCCCACTCTTCCGGCGCTGACAACGTCTCGATCACAACCTCTTCATCTTGTTTGAAATAACAATCCAACAACGTCCGCACAATTTGCTCTGCTCTAGGTTTGATCCTCGCCATATCCTCGTACACTTCCCTTGGTCTGCAAGCTCTCTCTATCACGTTCTTCTGATCTAACAACTCGTCTCGACCACTCTGAGCCACCGCCAAGCACTCCATTCCTACGATATAAGTTGCCAGCATCGTCTTTTGTGAAACATCCGGCCTCCTCAGATACCAC